CAGTCCGGCGACCGCTTCAGGGCCTTTCTCCTGCGCGTCGCGTTGCACGTCTGAGTTGGTCAGGCCGCGGACGATCGCCTCCACGAAGCATCGCTTCCACGCTTCGCCTTTCGGATCGGCGTCGATGAGCGACCCCACGCGGACCGTCTCGGGCAGCGCACCCCAGTTCGATGCGACGACCGCGCACCCCGCCGCCTGAGCTTCCATAGCTCCGATGCATGACGTCTCCATGAACGGCGTGTCGTGAGGCGTCGAGTAGGACGGGCAGCACCACACCAGCGAGGAGCACAGCAGCTTCGCGACGTCAGGCTGGGAGAGCGACCCGAGCGCCTTGACGCCGGGCTGCTTCGCGAGCTCGGAGATCTTCTGGGCGTGCGCGCCGACGACCGGGTCCTTCTCGGCGATCTCGAAGTACACCGGTGCGTAGGCGAAGTGGAGCTCGGCGCCCTTGACGCGCTCGCGCACCTGAGGCCAGAGCTCGAGCAGAAGGTCGAGGCCGCGGTCGGGGGAGCTCGTGTAGGCGACCTGCTTACGGCGCTTGGGAGCGTTGCCGTTCATCGAATAGAGCTCGAGGTCGAGGCCGTTGCGGACCTGCGCGACCTTGTCGCCCAGGAACGGGTAGAGCTCGCCGACGTGCCGGGCATGCCAGGAGGACAGGGTCAGGACGTGGTCGATGTGCTTCGCGCGCTCGAGCGTGAGGCGAGCGCCCGCATCGGTGTCGTGCATCCACAGCAGCTTGTGGGTGGCGTTCACCGGCCGGTCGAAGAGCTCGGGGAGGCGGCTCGAGATGAGCACGTCGCGCGGGGTGAGCGGATCGAAGGTTTCGTGATGGCGGAAGATGACGTTCTGGTGGCAGCCCTGCTCGACGTCTCCGTAGACGGTGACGACCCAGCCGAGCTCGGATAGCGCGTGCGCGAGCTTGACGGCGGCGGTCTCTGATCCTCCGAGGCCTTTGGTCTCGATGTCCTGCGGCGCCCAGCGCATCCACCCTGCGCCCGCGTGGATCGCAAGCTCGCCGCGGCGCGCCTTCGGGCGGTAGGCGGCGAGGGTGAGGCCGTCGACGCCGACCGCCATGCGGTGAAGGTCGCCGCGGCGGCGCAGGAGTTCGGCGAGATCGATCGAGCGGTAGACCCTGAGGTGGTGGTGGTTGTTGCCGGTGCCGAACGTCCCGTCGGGCGTGGTGAGGACGACGAGGCCGGTCGGCTTGACCATCCGCTCACAAACTGTAAGCAGCCGCTGGACGTCGGGGACGTGCTCGATCAGCTCGGCGGCGAACACCACGTCGTAGCTTCCGGGCTCGAAGTGCTCGGCGGCGTCCTCGGCGAAGCCCTGCACCACCTTGCGGTAGCCGCGGCGCTGACACTCCGCTACGCCGCGGGGCTCGAGCTCAACGCCGTCTAGGGAGAGGGAGGGGTCGCGGGAGAGCAGCCACGCGCCGATGAAGCCGTCATGGGCGCCGAGGTCGAGCACCGAGGTCATGGGCGCCCTCGGGTCAGGTAGCGCAGGAAGGCCTCGAGCAGAAGCAACGCGGCGGCGAGGAGCGCGAGCTGGACGTAGACGCTCACCAATGGCCCCCGTCATCTGAGGTGGTGGTGCTGCCCTCGGGATGGGTGGGGTCGTCGGTGCGGGGGCGGCGCTTGCGGTCGCTGCGGATAGTGAGAGCGAGGAGGGCGGCGACGCAGACGCCCACGACGATCCACAGACCGGGCCGCCAGAATTTGTCCAGCACCACGACCACCGCGAAACCGAGGATCAAGCCGACCACGCGCAGGGTGTCGGGGTAGCGTTGCCTCATGCCGCCTCCAATTCCCTGAGCGTGTCGAGCAGGAAGTGAGCGCGCGGGAGCTGCTCGACGATGGCCAGCGCACGCTCGTCGTCGGTGTCGGGCGCGTTGTCGGGCGCATCCTCATAGTGGGAGGCGTACAGCTCGGGGTCGTTGACGAAGAGGAGCCGTTCGCGGAGCTGGGAGCGGATGGCGACGACGCTCGGATGGTCGGTCGCGAACACGGGCACGCACTGCTCGAGGAGGATGAGCGCCTTGGCCTGCTCGTCGTGGGCGACGAGAACCTGCGCGTCCTCGATCGCCTTCGCGGCGACCTGCTCGCGCTTGTGCAGTGAGCGCCACGCGGCGAGGGTCTTGGCGACCTCGGCGTGGTCGGGGACGAGCGCCATGATCTCCTGGCCGATCTCGATCGCCCCGCCGTAGCGGCCGAGGCCTCCGAGCGATCCGGCCATGATCACTCTGGGCTGGATCTGATATTCCAGCGGGTTGACGATGAGCAGCGTGTCCGGGCAGCCCAGCTCGAGCACGCGCTTACACCAGTCCCCCGCCTTCTGCCATTCGTGCCGGTGGTAGCAGACCTCGGCGAGGGTGAGGTAGCTGTCGGTCCATGAGGGCATGACGGTGAGGGCGGTGAGGGCTTGGCGCTCGGCGTCGGCGAGGCGGCCCTGGGAGATGAGACACAGCGCGAGCTTGCGGTGGATCTGCGCGCGCTCCTCATCCCAGCCGGTGTGTTCCTTGAGGTAGCGCTGAAAGTAGCCTGCCGCCTTCTTGACCTGCCCGCGGCCCATCAGCTCCGTCCCGACGTAGCCGAGGACCCGCGGGTTGCGCGGCTCGTCCCTGAGCCACCGCCGCAGGATCTTCAGGTTCCGGTCAGGCGCGCGGCCGTCCGCTTCGGGATGGTGAATCCACTCGCACGCGCCGGGCGGCTGGTAGCCGGCGCCGCCGTCGATGAGCTGCGCCTCGTGGACTCGCCCCTCCCAGCGCCCGTGCGCGCCGCGGCGGACGATCCGCTCGCGCTTGAGACGGCACACGCAGTTGCCGTGCGGATCCTGCGCGTAGTTGTAGTCAAAGACGAAGGCGGCGACGTCGGCGGGCATGCTCGCGGCGAGGCCTCGGAGGTTGGCGGCGCCGTTGATCGTGTCATCAGCGTCGGCCCAGCAGAAGAACTCGCAGTCGGCCCAGTCTGAGAGGAGCTCGTCGCCCTTGCGCCTCGGCGCTGAGAAGTCATCGGCCCATGGCAGGGGCGCCCACACGCCGCGGAACTCCGGGTTGGCCTCTGTCTCTGCCTTGCACCAGGCGTTGAAGACCTCGACCGTTCCGTCCTTCGATCCGGTATCGACGAGGGCGGCGTAGTCAAAGCAGCCCGCCACCGACTTCAGGAGGTTCGGGAGGCGCGTCTCCTCGTTGCGGGCGATGAGCGCCAGGCCGAGCTTCGGGTGATCAGCCATCGGTCAGCCGCCTGATGTATTCCTGGGTCCGGGCCCTCAGCACGCGGTCGAGCAGTTCGGTGCCAGAGAGGTTTTCGATCTGCTCGCGGACGATGCGGCGCACATCCTCCTCAGTCAACGGCGACCTGGAGGGGGTGGGGACTGGCAGGTCGTGGGGGTGGCCGGTCTGGCCGTGCTCCCAGTAGCGCACGCCGTCCTGGCAGTCAGCGCGGTTCGGATCTTCAGGCATCGCCACGCCAGTCCGCGGGAAGCGAGTCGGGGAGATCATCGGTGGACTGGCCTTTCCAGCCGTGCTCGGCGACCGGCTCGCACTGGCCCGGCTCGAGGACGAGCATGTTGATCGGCGGGATCGGCTCGGCGAACATGATGAGCATGATCCGGGCGCCCTGAGCGATCGCGGCGCGGTCGTGGTCGTCGAGTTCGAGCACCACCTGAATCTCGTGCTCCCGGATGCGCTCGCACCACAGGTCCCCGACGTTCTCCTCCTGGGCCTCGTAGACGACGTTCGATCCGGCGTGACGGACGGGCTTCACGGCTCGACCTGCCGGGTGATGGCGCGCACGCCGTCAGGAGCGGGCGGCCAGAACGATCCATAGCTCGCGCCGACGGCCTGGGCGATCGCCGCGCGGGACTCCTCGGTGCTCGCGTATCCCGACTCGACCATGGACACGAGCGAGACCGACACCCCCGCCAGGTGGGCAACGTCGATGAGACGTAGCGGCGGGTCGTGGGAGAGGCGGGTGGCCTTCAGGCTGATCGCCATCGGCGGCGACTATCGCGCCGAGTTTCAGAAACGGCCCAGGCCCCTGCGCAGTGATCGGTGCGCAGGCGGGCGCGGCGCGCCCAGCACCTCCCATGGCGGCAGCTTCTCGACCTCGTAGTACATGCCGCGCAAGTGATGGGTCATCTCGCGGGTGGCGGCGAAGTACAGTGCCGCCGAGTCGGTGTGGCGCAAGGCGAGGAGCTTCTCGAAGGACCGCAGGTAGAGGCTCTGCGCCGGCGACGAGCGCTCATCGCCGAACTCCGTCGCGACGGGATCAAGCCAGCCTGCGGCGTACATGACGCCGAGCGCCTGCGTGCGGCCTACCACGCCGAGCTTGCGAGCAGCGTTATAGAGATGGGTGCCGATCCCCGAGATGTGAAGGCTCGCGGCGATCTGCGCGTCCGCCTGCCCGGCGGCGAGAAGGGAGAGGACCTCGAACTGGCGGCGGGTGAGCGGGCAGCCCGCAGGGACCTTAGTTCGCGCGGCTGACACTCTTCTCTCAAGGTTCAGGCGATCTGACCCTCCGCCACCCCTGCGCCAGGTCAACCCGCTCGATCTCGACCACGAAGCCCGTGACGCAGTCGGCGCATTCCACGCCGGCATAGTCGGACTGGAGCACTTCGACGAGGCAGGGCCTGGCGGTCAGGTCGCAGCGGGTCAGGTACGCCCCTACGGGCGCCGAGTCCCTCGGGTCGGGCGGCTTGCGGGGGACGAGGAGCGAGCCCATGAGAGCATCGCTACCCCTTGCCCTGAGTCTTCGCGGGGGTTTTGACCTCTTCGGCGGCGCCGAGCTCCACGAGGCGGTCGTAGTCGACGGGCTGCTTGGAGCCGAGCGAGTCGACGTAGAAGTCGGGGATCTCCTCGCCGATCGGGACGGGCGGCAGCAGGCCGCGCGAGACGAGGTGCAGGGCGCGATACGCCACGGTGTTCAGACCCCGGTTAGTTCAACGCCGGTGTCGGGTGCGACGACGCGTTCGTCGATGCATTCGACGGCGCGGATCATGTCCTTCACCGGGTTTGGCTGACGCCAGCGGTCGATCAGCGGCCCCGAGCCCGCGGTGCCCTGGCCGGTCACGACGGGGGCCTGGAACTGGTAGCAGGTGGAGGGAATGCCCCATGCGGCCTGCGGATCGACGTACAGGAAGCGGACCGAGGTGCCCCAAGCGTCCGCGAGCGACACGGCGGCACCCTCACGGGCCGTGTTGACGAGCGTGCCCTTGGGGACCACGAGGCGCGTGCCGTGGAACCAGCGCGGCAGGAAGATATCCTCGCCGTCCTGGTCGGCGCCCAGGCGGATGTACGAGTCGTTGTTGACGAAGTACTTCCAGATGTCGCGAAGAGTTACGTTTGTGGCGAGATCGTATGCCTTGGCGTAGGGGATGATCGCGACGTTCGGGGTGATCCCGATGAGGTTGTAGACCGCCATCTTGCACGTCTTCCAGTCCGCCTCGACAGCGGTGGAGGTCGCAAACGCGGTGGTCGCCGGAACTGAGGTGGTGAGCCCACCGGGGGTACCGGCGGCGATCACCTTCAGCTTGGCGGCGAGGCGAACCTCGCGGGCCTGGGCCATCCGAGTCATCAGATACTGGGTCTTTGACTGCTCAAGGCGCAGGGCCGAGTTGGCCTGCTGGCGCTCGCGCGGGGTGATCGAGATCGCTTCGCCATAGTCGAGGCACAGGTAGCTCTCCGTCGACCATTTGAAGTCGATCTCCATGACGCCCTCGCGGTCCGTCATACGGTTATCGACATCGTTCGAGAACCAGTACGCCTTGTCGAAGACGGGATACTGTCCCGAGAGCGTCTGGACGTTGATCGTGGGGCACACGTCGTTGTAGATGTAGCCGTGCGGGCGGTACTGGCGGGCGATCTGCGTGAGCACCGGGTCGATGATCTGCAGGTCGCGGGCGTCCTGGCCGCCGAACGGACCGACGTTCACCGGGCCCGACAGCGTCCTGATGCGCTGATCCCAGCCGGGACGCTCGAGCGCCGCCAGCTGGAGCACGTCCGCGAGGATGCGCGGGTCAAGGCGCCGGCTCATGTCTGCGCTCCTGAGATCTGGCGGGGTTTGACGTGCAGGCTGAAGACTTCGCCGGCGTTGGCCGCCGACAGGGACTTTCCGACGCGCCACATGAGGATGCCGCTCGCGCCGGCGCTCGCGGGCGCGAACCCTCCGTTCGTCGAGCCGACGACAATGTCCGCGCCGACGCCGAGCGAGGCTGCGGCGGTGACCTTGACGATATTCCCGTCGTCGATGACGGGGCAGGCGGGAGTGAGCTGTGGATTGGTGGACGCACCCGCCGCGCCGGCGGACGCCATCGCGATCCCGTAGGGCTCGACGTTGACGGTCGCGATCGGGAGGACCTGGCGCTCAAGCGCGGAGGCGGTCAGCTGCACTGCCTGGCGGTCGTTGATCGCCGAGGCGGCGATCATCGGGATCGCGCCATCCCACTTGATCCGCTCGCCGGCCATTAGAACTCTCCGTCCGAGGTGCCGTTGCGGCGGTCGTCGATCTCGATCGCCGCCATCGTATAGACCTCGTCCGGCGACATCGCGGGGTTGTCCTTGGCGAGCTGCTTGGCGAGCTGCTTGGCCTCGGTGTGAAGGGCGAACCGGTCATCGTCCATGCCGGCGGGAGTCGGGCCACCATTCGCGGCGCCCTCACCGGAGCCGGACGGGCGGACGGGAACGATCTGCACGAAGGAGTCGAGGGTCTTGATCGCCATGTCCTGGTTCTCGCGGAACAGGGCGCGCATCTGATCCTCCTGGGAAGGGGCGGCGCGCCCTTGGTCGAGCGCCTTCTGCCAGGCGTGATCGAAGGTCTGCTCTGAGAGCTGCAGCGCGGCGGCCTGGCCGGCGTTCGCCTTGGAGAGCAGGTCGGCGTACCCGTCGGCGGAGAGCGCCATCGTGCCGTCGGCGTTCTGCTGGGCAAGCTTGCGGGCCTTCTTGGCCGCCTTCTTCTCGGCCTTCTTCTGGGCGGCAGCGTCGAGGGTGACGGTCTCGGGCTCCTTCGCCTTGCCGGGCTCAGGCGGCTTGATCGCGGCGACCTTCGCGAGGATCGTGACCTGATCGGCGTCGGCGGGAAGGTCCAGGAGCTTGGCGAGTTCTGAGAGGTCCATCTGGGCGCGACTATCGCGCGGGGCCGCGGTGTTGGCGGAGAGCAGGCGGGCGAGCTGCTTGCGGGCGCGCTTACGCTCACGCTTCGCCTCAGAGCCGCCATCCGGGCCCGGGACCGCGACACCGTCAAAGGCATCCTGGGAGAGGGAGAGCGTCGGCATGCCCTTGCGGAGGACGGGTCGGTTAGTGAGGGCCGCCCCGATCAGCGCCGGCCCGTGCTTGCCCCCGTGCTCGTCGGTGTAGTTGGCGACGAAGGTCGGGCTCGTGTAGAGGTATTCCTTGCCTCGCACGAGATCAGCGCCCCATTTCGTGAACTCGACCTTGGCGTTGATCAGGCTGCCGTTCTTGGTCCCAGCCTGCGAGATGTCGGTGATCCAAGCAGCCGCCCGCGTGCCCCGGCCGCGGTCTGAGGAGTGGTCGGCGTCCATCGCTACGCGGCCGCCGAAGGTCTCCGAGAGGTTGCGTTTCCATCCATCGACGTCGGCCTGTGTGATGGCGAAGGAACCGTACCGCGGGTCAGTCAACTTGCTGTCGAGACGCCCTATCGCGATCTCGACGGTAGGCGCCGGATCAGTGCCCGAGAGGTCGGGAAGGTCGGCAAGGGTAACGAGGTCCATTGCCTGCGACTATCCCCGCCCGCGAGTAAAATTAAGTGCTCACAAAGTGGCCCCGCACCGCGTCAACGGCCGGGGCCCGACACCAGGAAACGGAGCCCTGATGCACCCGCAAGATATCGACCCGGCCTTCGGCCATTGGCTCGCCGGGTTCTTCGATGGCGAGGGCTGCTTCGCGATCGGCCGGGGGAGTTGGAATGGGCGCTGGTACTACCACTGCATGGTGCGCCTGAACCTGCGCGCCGACGACCGGCCCACGCTCGATTGGATTGCCCAGCAGAGCGGACTCGGACGTATCTGCAACCACCCGCCGTACAACTCGAAGGGCGACGCCAAGCCCCAGAGCGCCTGGCAAGTTCAATCCAAGGCAGGCTGTCGCGCGCTCGTGAGCATTTTCGACGCCTACCCGCTGCACTCGAAGAAGGCTCGCGACTACGCGATTTGGCGCGAAGCGGTCGGCGTCTGGTGCGGCATTAGCCGCGTCGGGAGAAGCGTGCCGGGCGGCGGCGGCTCATATCCGCGTGACTGGACCACGATGGCGCGCCTGTATCGCGAGCTTCGCGCCGTGCGCGCTTATGACGCGCCGCTTGAGGAGATCGAGCCCCCACCGCCGCAGCTGTCCCTACTTTGACGCTGTGCGCGCTTACTTCCGTGTCGCCCCCCACTTCGGCGTCTCCATGCCGTGGTGGGTCGCGATCTTCGCGGTCACGCTCTGGGCGATCGGAGCGCTCTTCTACTGGCTGTGTGTGCTCACGGCGTCGCTCATGGCGCTCGCCATGCGCCAGGGCCAGAGGGCGTGGCGGGCCCGGCGGGCGAACCGCTGAGCCGCCTCTCCAGTCGGTCGAGCTTGGTGGCGTGCGCGGCGTGCATGTCGGCGTGCTCGTCGAGCTTGGCGTGCAAGCCGCGAAGCTTCGCGCGCCCCCACAGGTAGCCGAGCAGCAGACCGATCGCTGCCGCCCCGATGTTCGTCGCCACCCCGGCCCCGAAGAAGTAGCTGACCGGATCGAAGTGACCGTGCGCGTTCTCGAGAAAGCCGCCGCCGAGGATCGCGTAGAAGAGCATCGCGGGCGACTATCTTCGGCTGGCGGTTATCGCCAAAAGCGGAAGGTCAGTAGGCGCTGATGAGCGCGACGGACCCCTGGTAGTGGCAGAGCTTCTTGCCAGCCGGAACCGGACTGGCCCACTGCACCTGTTGAACGCTCTCCCACGGCAGGCTCTGCACGTCAGCCGGCCCGGGCGTCGTCGACGGGTTGGTGAGCGTCGCGCTGTCCGTGTAGCCGGTCGACAGCGGTCTCAGATCCTCGATGTACAGCGTCATGTCGCCGCTGCTGTCCCCGACGTAGAGACCGTAGTCGCGGATCGCGGCGTAGAGGATCTGGGCGGGGACGCTCAGCCCACCGGGCGTGGCTCCCGGCGGGAACCGAAACAGGCTTCCCTCCGGGATTCGATTGGCGGCAAGGACGGATGGGCTGCCGCTGAGGTTGGTGTACGTGTCGCTTCGCTGCGCGGGTGAGACAGTCCCGCCGGTCAGGGCGAGGCTGCATACCAGCGCGTGCGGGATCACGCCCGCTGCCAGCTCGTCCAGGCGAATGAGTCCCCCGAGGGCGGAGAACCCGGCAGCACGAATCCCCCAGGACACGTTGTCGGTCTCTGGGGTCGCCTTGAAGTAGCCGGGGTGGCGACTGACGTGCGGGATGTAGCCGCCCCACGTCGCCGAGGGACCGTTGGGAACGATGCTGGTGTTGAGGTCGATGAACCCGTAGAACTCCCACAACTCATCAGTTGAGGGACGCCAGACCACGCAATCCTTGTCGCTGCCGCTTGCCTCCAACTGCGCCTGTCCTGGCGGGAGCGGGACGGCATTCCATGCCGCCTGAAGGGACGGAGCGGAAGCGCCGACGAGCGTTACTTTCTGAGTGGTGACGCCTCCTCCGACGACCCACACCGGCACGCTGAAAGCACTCTGATTGGTGCCCGTGTTGAACGGAGCGACCCACGGACCGGATAGCGGCGAGGAGGTTGTCGTCGCGCGGCATTGCGCGGCGAGCGCCGATGCGAGGCTGCCCGCTCCGACGATTGGGGCGCTGTCCGCGAGCGCGGTGCGCCAGATCGACCGAGGGCTGAACGGGGTACCCGCCATCAGGCCACGAGCAGGTTCAGAACGCCGCCCGGACCGCCGTTGTTTCCGTCGGTTGTGGTCGATGGGGTTTTGGAGGCGATGCTTCCATGCCCAGCGCCCGCATTGGTGCCAGCACCGCCGCTCCCGCCCGCGGCACTGATCGAGCCGCTGCCGGTCACGAAGGTCGTGGTGATGAGCAGGATCATGCCCCCGCCCCCGCCGCCACCGCCGCCGCAGGTGCCGACCGATTGGGTGCCGCCGTTGCCGCCGATTGACTGAACGACACCGTTGTTGATGAACGTCACGGCAGCGATCAGGATGGGCCCTGCGCCCTGGCCGCCGCAGGCTGCGGTGTTGGTACCGTCCGCTGTGCCGCCGCCGCCCGAGCCACCCAATCCGAACATCGTCCAGGCCCCGGCGAGCATCGCTGAGCCGATGACGGCCTGCGCGGTGCGCGGAATGGAGGTAGTTACGCCTGCGCTGCCGGGTCCGCCCGTGCAGTTCGCCGTCGCTGCCGCCGACGATCCCAGACCGCCGCCGCCACCTAACCCGCCGCCTTGGCCGCCGCCGTTGGAGAATCCGGCAACGCCCGCGGCGACTGCTCCGTTGCCCGCACGACACGGTGAGTTGATTGTGCCTGTAGGCGTGGTGGTTCCCGGGGACACGGCGGTGCTTCCGGCTCCGGCCATGCCGTTTGCGTGGATCAAGCCCGCGTTCGTCAGCTGGCCCTTGCAGAAGAGCCGGAAGCCCTGCGAACCCTGCCCGCTGACCCCCGGATTGTTGATTCCGCCGATGACCGTCACGCCCGAGTTGATCTTCGACCCATCGGCGAGGAACGCGTCGCGAGTGAGGATGTAGGTGGAGCCAGACAGGGTGGCGAAGGGGAACGTCGCGGTCCCGTCGAGCGTGCAGACGCCGTCGGCTCCGTCGCCGTAGACCCAGGAGAACGGGTTGCCGGTGACCGGGTCGAGCGGCAGCACAAGATTTTGCAGCGCGGTCCCGGCTGCGCCTGATGCGCCGTTGTTGCCGGTGCCGCCGAACTTGGCCCCACCGGCACCCCCAGCCAGGCTCGTCGTCCCGGTGTTCGTGATCGCTGCCGCGCTGATGATCACAATCGCGCCGCCACCACCACCGCCGCCACCGGAGGCGCTTCCGGCTACGCCCGCCGCGCCGGTGCCGCCGATCGCGTTCAGAGCGCCCGTGTTGACGAACGTCTGGGCGACGATCAGGACGAGACCTGCGCCGGTGCCGCCCGAGCCGCCGTTGTTGGTGCCGTCCCCGCAACCGCCCGAGCCGCCGCCACCCCGGCCGAACGCGGTCCAGACCCCGGCGGACATGACCGAGCCGATCGCAGGCCCCCACGTGTGCGGCAGCGTCACGGCAGGGCTGACTCCTGCTGCCCCCGCCGTGTTCGGTGAGGTGTTGCCGCCCAATCCGCCCGCGCCGCCGCCCGCTCCCGCGCCGCCGACCGCGCCGTTGGTGTGGTTACCGCCCGCACCCCCAGCGCCAGGCTTTCCGAGGGAACTGGTGCTGGCCGCGAGGTTGTAGGTCTGCGCCGCCGAGCTGGTGGCCGTCACGCCGTTGGCTTGGATCGTGCCGCTGTTCGTCAGCTGGCCGAAGCAGAGAATCCGGCAGCAGGCACCCTCGACGGTGACGCCCGAGTTGACGACCGACCCGCCCGCGAGGTTCGCGTCACGAGTCAGCGTGTAGATGCTGCCGGCGAGCGTGGCGAACGGCACGGTGGTCGTGCCGTCGAAAACGACGACACCATCCGAGCCGTCGCCGTAGAGCAGGCCACTGGCCAGTCCCCCGCCCCCGCCCACCCCGCTGTAGGTACCGGCGGCCAGTGCGACCAGGGCCGTCATCTCCGAGGACGTGATGCCAACCTGCGCCGCAGTGACGTTGTGCGGATTGGCCGTGTTGCCGGTATGCGCGGTCAGTGCTGCCGCCGAAGCGGCCCCGATGTCAGCGGGCAGCGTCGAGGTGGTGAGATCAATACCGACGTCAGCGGGAAGCAGGGCTCGCGGAGTCCATGCGCTGCCGTTGGCAACGGGCACGTTTCCCGCCACGGACGGACTGCCGCTTACCACCGAACTCGGCAGTCCAGGCGAGCCCGACGGCTCAAGGACCGGCATCAGCCCACCTCAACGAAGAACGCGGGCGCGCCAGAAGCGCCCGTGGGCACGCAGACGGCGACAGTGCCGATGTAGTCGGGCTCATACATGCCCGAGAGCGCCGGCACCGGAAATCCCTGGGACGGCTGGGCGGCCACCCCATAGGCGACATAGAGCGCGGAGGAGCTGCCGTTGAACAGTGAGAACGCCTCGCGTAGCGGATTGGGCGGCGCGAGGACGATGCTCGTCGCGGCGGCGCACACGATGGTGGTGGCGATCGCGGCGGTCGGCGATCCGCCGTGATGAACGGAGAAGCTCACGGCCGCGACTATCCCCCCGCCGCGATGGGCAGGGCCTCAGAGCCCACCTCGGTGGAGAGCTGGTAGACGTGTATGCACCGGCAGCGATCTCCGCCCATGCACGCCGGGTTCGGCGTGGGGATCCACTCGGGGGAGCCGACGGGGATGAGCTGCCCCGTGTCGGCGTCGGCGCACGGCCCGCACGTGTTCTTGTCGAGGACCGAGGTGTAGCGGGCGCCGACGATCTCAGGCTGGCCCTTCCCGCCGGGAAGCACGGTCAGGGCGGCAGCATGGCGGCCTCCGTTGATCGCGCCGCCCGCATGGTGGGTGGCGGCCTGGCCGAGCGCGGTCGTGCCCGCGTCACGGCCGAGCTGGCGCAGGCGCTTCGGGTCGCTTATGCCTTGTAAGCGGGCGCGCTGGATGGCCTGCCAGATCGCGTGCGCCGTCGCCTGAGCCACCAAGCGGGCGCGGGCTCGGAGGCGTCCCGGATCCCGCCGGGCGTCATCGAGCGCGAGCGTTTTCGGCTTCGGGTCACGCTCGAAGCTGTCGCACAGCTGGTTCGGCTTGACCGGCCAGTTTCCATACCCCCAGCAGGAGTGGGAGGAGGCGTCGTACATCTTGCATGTCGCGCAGTGATCGAAGCGGCCCTTCTTGGTTTTCGCCTTGCGGAGGTTCGGCGGCTCCGGTGCGGCGCTCAGGCCGATGGGGAGCTGGCGGCCGTTCAGCTGATGGTCGATCTCTGAGCGGACCGTGGCGTGCCCGAGGGCGTAAAGCTTTCGTAGCTCCTGGTTGATCGCTGCCTCCAAGGCGGGCAGGGAAGGGGGATGGGCGACGTGCAGAGCCGCGTCGGCGGGGGTGTCCACGAACGCCTTGGCGGCCGCTTTGACCTGGGCGGCCCCGGCAGCCTGGAAGCGCACCCGGGCGGTGGTGTGCGCCCAGTCGAGGACATGAAGGTGGGCGCCCTGCTCAAAGGGACGGAGCGGGCGGTTCTGCATCACCACGGGAGGCGAACGTCGCAGACATAGCAGCGGAGCCGAGGCTGCCGAGGGTAGTCGGGGTTTACGCACAGCGAATACTCATCGCAGAGCGGACAGCGGCGCGTGATCAGATGGCTGTAAGCCCGCTTCAGGCGCTCAAGGCTGCACGCCTCGAACCGAGCCCCAGCGTCGGACTGCGCCGCCTCCCCCTTCCCAGCGTCGTTATGCATTTGCATTCACCTAGCAATCCATGGATTCATGGATTCAGGAATCACAGCGTCCTTCCGCCAGGCGGATCGACAGCATCGGGCGCGTTCGCCTGCGTCCCGTCTCCCGCGTTACGCCGCCTCCGTTTCGGGTTCATGTCGATCGAGTAGGACATGTCGACGGTCGGGACGAACGTGCACGACACCGGCGAGTCGCACGAGCAGTGCTCTCCACCACACGGGCAGTGCCAGGAGTCGGGGGTGGGGACGCCGTCGACGCCCGCCTTCCCTGAGGTCGTCGGCCATGTCCCGTCGCCCGAGACGCCGCTCGAGCGGTTCGGGGTGTCGAGGATGCGCAGCTGCTCGGCGACGTCGCCGTCGCGGATCGCCGAGAGCAGGCGTGCGGCGCGCTCGACGCCTCGCGCGGCCTGCTGGGAGGCCGGGGCGATGGAGGGCTGATCGCGGCGCTTACCGAGCAGCGGTGCCGGGCCGACGGACGGCTCGGTCGGCGTGACCTGATGCGATGCGGGGTCGTTGGAGACGTCGGTCGCGGCTTTGCGTGCCGCTTCCTGCTGGGCTTGCACCTGGTCGCGGACGAGCGGATCGGCGGGCGGCAGGTCGGCGCGCTCGCGCAGGAAGTCCTCGAGCGGGCCGTCGGGCTGCAGGGCGCCTGCCGCTATGAGCACCGAGCAGTAGTCGCGGAGGTCCTCGAGCGGCTCCTCCGCCATCGACATCGACAGCGTCGGCAGCGGACAGTCGGCACCGTAGTTGAGCTCCACCCAGCGGGGGATGAGCATTTCGTTCGCCTCATCCTCGAAGATGTGCCCGAGCGCCTCGGCGGCCATGTTGAACGGCCCCTCTTGCACGTCAGCGGTCGCTCTCGCTCCGACGCCCGACTGGCCGAGGCGCATGAACTCCTCGATGAACGCCGCGGCGATCCCGTCCTTGTGGTACTCGAGCGTCTTCGATGGGTCACGGCCGCCCTTGGTGCCCGCGAGGCCCTCGATGCGGAACGTCCACCCGCCCTGATCCTTCACCGTCGTCGCTTCGGGGCCGGGCATGATCATGTAGGCCAGCTCGCCGGCGCGGAGGTTCTGGAGCTTGACCTCGAGATCGGCGAGGACGGCCGGCGAGGTGACGCCCGCGCGCGGGGGGAAGACGACGGGGAGGCCGACCGCTTCGCGCTCCTGGGCGATGACGTCGAGGCGCTCGACCTTGTCCTTGAACAGCCACGGCTTGTAGCAGGGGCGCAGCATCGAGCGGCCCTCATAGTTGTCGCCCTCGGTGCCGATCCGGTAGTAGAGGAGGTTCGCGCGGGGAAGGACCATGTAGCCGCGCAGGGGGAGGAACTGCTCGATGGCCTGCAGCTCGTGGTTCTCGTCGAGCAGCCAGCGGTAGATGGTGCGGGGCAGGCGCAGCCCGAGCCGTGACGGGGTCAGCAGGGTCTTGCCGTTGCGGGCCGCCGACGCCCAGGTGATCTCAAATGGGCAGAAGCCGAAGCGGACGGTGGCCGGGACCGCCTGGGCGAGATGGCCCTGCCAGCGCGGTCTGAGCGGGCTGGTGGCGCCTTGGGAGCCGAGGCCGAGCGCCCACTCGAGGTTGTCCGCGACCTCCTGATCGTGCGCTGACGCTTCGTCGCCGCCGAACGGCTCGACCGACCACGCGGCGGCCGTGACGGTGTTGACGATCATCCTTCCGGCGCGGTGAACGTCAGGGTCCGTCCACCACATCTGGTCATAGATCGCCAGGCCGCCCGGGCCCTGCAATGTCGCGTTGATCTCCTCGAGCTGCAGGAAGCCTGAGACGTGCGCGCGACCGGAGTCTGAGATCGGCTGATCGTCAGCCTTCGGGCGCTTGGTGAAGAGGTCGCGGATCGCCACGAGGGCGACTATCTCCCCGGCTGAAACGGCGGCAGGGAAGGGGGGTGGGGCTGGCGTGGTCCGCTACCTGGAGGAGAGCGATGTACCGCCTAGTGATCGCGGCCCACGGCGATAACGAGCAGCTTCACCGCGAGGCACTTGAGGCCGCCTGCAAAGCGATCGAGTTGGTCAACGGGGCGCCGGTCTACCGGGCATATCTCGAGAAGATGACGCTGGACGGAATAGAGGGCGTGGCGAATCCGCAGGCTCGGGAGTGGTGATCGCCTCGAAGTAGCAGCCGTTGCACAACGCCCCCTGCTCGTTAGGGAGGAGCGGGCGGTCGCACTCGAGGCAGCGGCGGCGGCTCATGCGAGCTTCGCGATGTCGGCGGGGCCGAGGAGCTGCGCGAGCTTCCATTGCCCGTCGCGAATCTCGAGCTTCGCGAGGCCGCCGATCTGCAGCTCGACCGCCTTCCCCGTCGCCTTCTTGATTCCGTCTGCGAGGACGTGATGGCCGACAACGAGCGACGTGTGACCGTCCGTGGCGTGCTCGAGCGCGGCGCCCGGCTTGCCGTGATCGAGGCCCTTGTCGCGCTTGAACTTCGTGTGCCCCATCGCCAGTGCGACTATCCCGGCAGGCGAATGTCCAGGTTCACTTCTTCCATGCCCCTCTCGACAACCCGGAACACGCGAACCTCAGGCGCGTGGGGGTCGCGCACGCCCACGATCACGTAGAGCAGCTCCGGATAGCGCGCGAGTTCGACGTCGCTGGTCGACGGGCGCGCGTCGGCCCGAGTGTGGGAGTGGTAGATGGCGCCGACCTCGAGGCCGTAGAGCGCGAGCGCGTTCTCGAGTTCCCACTGCTCCCTACCCTCGATCTCATAGGCAAGCTCGGGCAGCGGCGCGCAGTTGGTCGCGCGCAGGGGGAAGTGGAGCGCGCCGTCGAACAAACCGATCAGCCCGCAGCACTCGTTCGGTGCTTCCTCGAGCGCGTGAGCCACAAGCAAGTCGATCACCACCGACGCGGCGGTCACTGCGCAGTCACCATCCACAAGCCTCATTCTGCCGTCACCCCCAGTCGGCCCGCCAACCTCCCGCTCGCCCCTCCTTCCCTAGAGCTGCTGGTCCATCAGCCCACCCGTCTGTGTCTCACCCATCGACTCTTGCTTGACGGCTACCAACTGCAGGTCAGGGAGTGCGAGCGCGGCGTAGGCGTACATGTCGACCTGATCGTCGTAAGCCCCGTTCGGGAATGCGAGCATCTCTCGCTCGTAGTCATCGACGTACTCGCCGCCCTGACGGTGAAAGACGGCATGGCACTCATAGCGGGGAACAGCACTGAGGGCGCGGGTGACTTTGTCGGTGTCGGCCTCGAGCGGGATGATCGGCAACCCTTGTTGCACGAGCGCGTTGATCACCCTGGTCCCATACGCCTTGCTCTCGATGCGAATGTCCGACGGTGACCACAGCTCGAAGTAGCGGTGAATGGCGGCGGGTAGGTTCTCGACGTCGAAGCGGATCCGCGCCACGTCCAAGAGGAGCAGGTCCATCCACGGGGTGACAGCCCACAGCCCGAGCGCGGTGTAGTCGGCCGTCTCCTTCTCTGAGAAGGCGGGGTCGCAGGTGACGAACTGGTAGCAGTAGGAGCGCCCGACCGGCTTGTCCTCCTCGCCTTGGGCGCCGCGCATCCAGTACAGGTCGTTCTCGGGATCCTCGGTGAAGTAGCGAAAATCGTGGCGCTTGAAGATCGCCCCGCCCGCGGGCACCGGACGCTGCTGGTAGAGCGCGGCCCAGTAGTAGCCGCCGAGCGCGCGCTTGGTGCGCTCGAGGTCTGCCAGCGGGAACTTCGATGGCCACAAAGCCTCACCTTCTGAGCGCCCGAGCTGATCGGTCTCCTCCGCGATCGCGGGAAGCGAGAGCACCTCCCACTGATCGCCGCCGTGGCGCATGTCCTCGAGCAGCCACCCGGCGAGGTCCTGCTCATGCCAGCGGGTCTGCATCAGCACCACCGCCCCGCCGGCCATCAGCCTCGTGCGGGCGACTGCCTGCCACCAGTCGATCTGCTTGGCGCGGATCACCTCCGAGCCTGCCTCCTCCGCGTCTTTGAGCGGATCGTCGATGATGAGGAGATCGGCGCCGAACCCGGTGATCGGCCCGCCGACGCCCGCGGTGTTCATTCCTCCCGGCTGACCCTCGAGGTTCCAGTGATCGGCCGCCTTCGACGTCCTGGCCACGGCGACATCGAAGTACGCGGGCCCGTACGCCTCGAGCACGTCACGCGACTTGCGCCCCCAGTTCGACGCGAGATGCGCACCGTAGGAGCACAGGATGACCCGCCGGTCCGGGTGAAGGCCGAGATACCAGGACGGCGTGAACTCCGAGGTGAGCATGCTCTTCCCCGAGCGCGGCGGCTGGAAGATCATCAGCCGGTCGATCTCGCCGCGCTCGATCGCGCACAACCGGTCGGCGATCGCCACGAGATGGCGCGCCGGCGTCCACCGTCCCCCCGAAGCGACATATGCGAGGCCTGCCGGCGACCCGCGCGCCATCCGGCGGGCGACGTCAGTACTCAGGCCCGGCGAGGCGCCGGAGGAAATCGTGGGTCGCGTCGGCGACTTCGCGGGCATCGACCGCGACTATCTCCGCGGCGATCGGACCGCCGTCAGGGCCCGTGTGCTCATGCTGATAGCGCTCGCGATACGTGTCCGGCCGGCGCGCCTTGAGCATGAAGATGAGCAGCGTGTCCGAGAACTTCCGCACCTCGCCCACCTGCTCTCCCTCCTTGTCGAAGACGGGACGCTCCACCCAGCCGTCGACGGCGCGCCGCAGGGCCTCCTGCTCGAGGCGCTCGGTCGAGGCCTCCTCGATCTCCGCCCACTCGGCCGCGAACTCGGGATCGGCCTTGCGCCACGCGTACGCCGTGTCGCGGTGGATCCCCGCGCGCTTCGCCGCCTCCGAGACCAGGTGCGACTCGGCGAACGCGGCGAGGAACAGCGTCGCGCGCGCGTTTTTAGGTGTCGGACCTGTCGGATGCGCGGCGCACCGCGCCGTGCCCATGAGCGCCCACGCCTTGCACCGCTTGCCGGACTTCGTCTTGCCCGCACACCGCCGGCGCTTTTTGGTGGCCATTTTGGTGGCCATTTGGACAGATTTATGGACAGGTTTCTGGACAGGCTTTTTGGGCGTCATCGCCGGGCCCTGACCTTCGCCGCGAGCTCGACGTCGACGAGGTGCGTGTAGAGGACGGTGGTTCGGATGTCGGCGTGGCGCATGAGCGTCTGCACCTCGCGCAGGTCGAACCCTTCGCGCAGGAGCTCGGTCCCGAAGGTGTGGCGGAGCATGTGCGGCCAGATCGGCCGGTCGATTCCCGCGCGCCGGCCGTACCGGCTCGTCATCTCCCACACGTAATGGCGGTCGACGGGGCCGCCGGTGAGGGTGACGAAAAGGCTCGCGTTGCCGTTGGCGTAGCGCCGGCGCACCGGCTTCCAGCGCTCGAGCAGCTCGAGCGCCGAGGCCTCGAGCGGGAGCACCGCTTCGCGCCCGCCCTTCGCGACCTCGGGGCGGATGCGGAGCTCGGCCGCTTTCCAGTCGACGTCGCGCAGATGAATCCCGCAGCCTTCCGAGTTACGAAGCCCGCACCGATACATGAGCTCGAGCATGCATCGGTTGCGCAGGCCGGTCGGGGCGTCCAGGTTCGGGCGTCCCATGAGCGCCGTGATCTCATCGCTCGTGAGCGTCATCGGGAGCTTGCGGCCGGGCACGAGCTCGACTATCCCTACCCACTTCCCCAGCCCCCGCCAGCGCTGAAGATCGCCGGCGATCGCTACCCAGTTCACACCGAATGGGTAGCGATGTCCTGGCCAGGACATAACCCTGCGCGGACTGTTAGGTCTATGCGCTCTTGCGAGCGCGGTACTCGCGCTGTCGCTCGAGGCCCTCAGGCGATGTGTTGTGCTCGCGCCGGCGAGCGTCGTAAGCGGCGCGCGCCTCGGGGTTGACGACGCCGTGAACGACGTCCGTACCGCACCCGACGAGCGCGGCGATCTTCCTAAGCGACAGCCCGGTTGAGCGCAGTCGGAGGATCTCGGCGTCCCGCGACTGCCGGTCGGCATAGCGGACAAAGCCCACTCAGTCGTTGCCCAGATCCAGGTGCTCGGCGGCTCGTTTGACGCGGAGCTCGGCGACCCTGAGCGCCGCCGGCGGGGCGTCGAGCATGCGCGCGATCTCTGAGCGCCGATACCCGGAGGCTTGGAGCACCGCTACCTTCGAGGCGAGCACGAGCTCTGACTCGAAGTCATCGAGCAGCGCGCGCCGAAGCGATCCGAGAAAGACCGAGCTTGGAAATGGTTGCGTGGCAGAAGGCATTGATCGTCCGTGCGTTGAGGAGCTGGTGCTCGTCGGGGTCCTCCCGGTTGATGTCGAGCAGGCCGTCGAGGGAGACCATCGGGGCGCCGTAGGTCCATCTGCGCTTGCCGGTCTCGCGGTCGGTGACGTAGCGGTGCTCGGGATGGGATTTGTGCCAGGCGTCGCCGAAGCGCCGCGGGAAGAACATGGCGGCGTGCCCGGAGAAGCGCCCGCGCTTGACCTTGGTGTCCGCGTGCAGGCGCGCCTCGTATGTCTGGCGGTCATCGAGGGTCATCGCGAACCAGGAGCCGTAGCCGCAGGGCGGCTCGGGAAGCGGCTTGTACTTGCAGGCCAGCTCGAAGAACTCCACCCAGCCGAGCGCGAGCAGCTCCTCGCGCTCCTCGGGCTCGTAGCGGATCTGCGACTTGTCGAGGGCGCGCTGGATGAACGCCTCGCAGCTCGCCACGTCGAACAGCGCCACACCCTCGATCAGGCCCATTGCAGCCTTTTCGCCGGGAAAGTCCCCGCATAGGCGTACGCTTTACGGAATGAAGCATTGCCGGAAGGGGGGCGCATGGACGCCCAGACCGACTTCCACCTCACCATCGACAGAGCAGCCGGCCTCACCCTCGACGCGACATGCGCCGCACGCGCCGCGGGCCACGGGCCGCTCCCGCCACCGCACCGCCGGCGCTTGAACGTCGCGATAGTCGCGCTCGAGAAGGCGCAAGACACCCTGTTCGTCATCCGAAACGACCCATGGTCAGCTCCCCAGCCACAGAGTCGACAGCTCGAGCTCGAGCTCCTGTAAAGCGGACCCCGCGAGCGCTGCAGAAGCGCAGGCTGACCCTCGCCGAGGCTGCCGATCAGTGGGAGAAAGCCAAGCGTGAGACCGAACGCCAGAAAAGCCTGCTCGCCGAAGCCGCCGAGGTC